ATGGCAAGAATTCTTACTAAAAATAAAAATGAGTTATTAGATGTATTAGATATTTTTATGACAGATTGTAAATATAGGGATCTTAGAAGAGCGAGTATAAGGCTTTATGAAAGAAGTTTAAAGTTACTATTTAAGTTTTTGGAAGATGACTATAACATAATTTATGTGGAAGATGTAAAAGAAGAACATATAAGAAATTATATAAAGTTTACTAAAGAGCGTGGTAAATATAGCTATGTAAGCAATGATAATATTTTAAATACAAATTCACCACAAAATAGGGGTGATTTTGGTCAACCAGTTTCTTTACGTACATTAGACAATTATGTAGGAACTATAAAGATGTTTTTTAATTGGTGCATAGACAATAAATATTTAAAACAAAATCCAACTAGCAAAATAAAAAGAATTAAGGTTAGTAGGAAACCTAAGCCAGAAGTAACTTTAGATGAATTTAACAAGCTATTACATAGCCTAGATTTAACATTATTCTCTGAATATAGAGATTATGTTCTTATACAACTTTTATTAGATACTGGTATGAGAATTGGAGAATGTTTAGAGCTTAAAGAAGAAGATTTAGATATTAAAAATAAGACTATATTTATATCATCTGAAATATCTAAAGGAAGAAAAGATAGATATGTATTCTTTAGTAGTATAATGCAAAGGACACTAGAAAAATGGCTTATTTATAAGGACAGATATATAAGTAGTGAATATCTTTTTGTTACTAATAGAGGTGGCAAATATCAGATTCACTATCTTGAAAAACATTTAAGGAATTACTTAAAAAGGGCTAAAATTGATAAGCAAATTACACCACATACATTAAGAAATAATTTTGCTAAAAGATTTTTAATGAGTGGAGGAGATATTTACACATTAAGTAGATTATTAGGACACAGCAGCGTTAGAGTAACAGAAGCCGCTTATTTAGATTTAACAACAACTGATATAAGAAAGAATTATTTAAAATATTCTCCATTAGAAAATATGCGTAAAAGAAACTGGTAAAAAAATAGGAGCTGTTAGCGGCAGCTCCTATTACAACTTAATATTGTTAAATAAACTTTGCATATCCTCACACAACAAAAGGATATACCAATCACTTAATTAGTATTATCTCAAAAAAAGTGAGGATTTGCAAGGCTTTATTTCCTATACCATAAATTTATAAGTATAGGTTGAGTTGTTATGCACTATGCAACTTCTATAAATAAGATAGTAGGTATAATAGAGCCAATGCAGAAAGTCTATTCGGTTACTTTTATAATATACATTTATAAAGTATGACGTAAGTCTTAGTGAAACTTTCTTGAAGATGTTAAGTCTAAGGTAAAAAATATTTACTATGATAAAATAGAACGGTTTGAGGGGTACCAGTAGTGAGATAAATTACTACAAAGAAAGGGACATACAGAACAATAGAAATATTGGACAAGTGGTGGTACAATTCTTGTTTTGATGTATGAATTAGTTGAAATACTAATTGCTAATGTATTATTACCAAGACCATAGGTTTAAAGTGGCGAGGCTCTAAATACAGAAGTATGAGAGTGGTAATATAGTTATCTTGTTGATTTTTGTGTCGACAGGATAACTATATACATTTTGAGGATAAGCCAGAAGTATAGAGCCTTTGGCACCTAAAAGTCAAGTGTATCACTAATAAAGTATTCGATTTATTAGGATCGGGTTAATATGGTATAATAAAAGTGAGGGAGTGTGATTATTATTAAAGAAATAACTAATGGAATTAAAGAATTAAGCGAGTTAGCTAAAAGAAGTAGTGAATTATTAAATAAAAAACTAGATGTCTTTGAAGATATAGCCATTTTATTTAAAAAGCAACAAGAGTTTTTTAATAATATAAATAAAATGACAAGTTTAATTTCAGAATTTTCTATGGCATTAAGAGAAACAATAAAAAATATAGATTTTACTAATTATGATTGTTTTATAAAGTTAGAGGAAATAGGTTGGATGCCCTGTTTAGATTTAACGAAAGATGAAAAGAAAGATATAGTTAATATTTTAAGTGAAGTAAATGAAAAGAATATAAGTAAAGTTAATTCAATTATTTTTAAACATTATAGTCATGAAAGAATAGATTCTATATATAATGAATGGCTTAAAAATACCTATCTTAAAAAAGGAAGATTTGAATTACTTAAACAGGCAATAGAATGTTATAAAAATAATTATTTTGCTGGTTGTGTTTCATTGATTACATGCCAGTACGGAGGTATAATCAAAGATACCGAAGAATTTTTCAACTCAATTCCAGAGTTAAAAGAAGAGGTAGATAAAATTAAGAAGGAACAAGAGCAAGAACAAAAATATATCGAAAGTGAAAAAAATACTGCCGATAGAATATATAGAGTTTCAGATTTCCATGTAACAACTATGTTATTTAATGATTATATAAAAAAATATGTTTATTGTAATGATAAACAGGCTAAAGACAACATACCTAATAGACATGGGATATGTCATGGTATTTTATTGAATTATAATACTGAAGAACAAGCTTTAAAATCAATTCTTATTATGGATTCTTTAATAAGATTGTATTTATATTTAGATTTAGAGGAATGTGAAGAAAATAGTAATTAGGATTTATTATAACTAATTAAAAACAAGAATTTAAGTTAAAGTAGAAGGAATAGAGTTAATAGAAAACAACTTAACAATTTAATTAAAGATACTAACTTATGGGATTAATTTTAAAAATAATTATATAAATTTAGAAGGAAAGGCTATACTTAAAATAACTATATGCCAGACTTAATACCACTTAATTGTTATTTAGTGTATAGATAATCTATACACTTTGAAGGATATTATCTATAAATTAGTTAACATAGATGTCTCACTTCTAATATTATAATTTTTATATTTTCACAGTAAAGAGCTGCATGTTTATGTGGCTTTTTTATTTTGTGTAAATTCCTTAAAGAAACTTACATATAAATGCAAATTAAGAGCTTAAAAATAGTTGAGGTGATAAATTATAAGAAAGTGTCTCAATATTAAAATATAGCTAATATAGCTTTTGGGAAGGATAATTCATACTCTTATCAACATGAATATAGGTTTATATTTACGAATAAATTAGTTGATGATAATTTTATACTTGATATTGGAGATATTTCTGATATATCTAGAATATATGATGAAAAAGAGCTTATAAGATTTATGAATAAAAATCTTATAATAGAACTGAAAAAAGAAAGGAAACTAATATAAAAAGAGAGAAAGTTTCTCTCTTTTTATTTAAAATCAAAAAATATTTGAATAACAAATTAATTAATTAATGGTTGTATTTTAGATAATTTTTTAATAAATTGATTATTGTTTGTATCTTTAAGCCACCTTTCAAAATCAATTAATACATCTGATATTATATATTTTCTATAGTTTGTTATAAGATAAATATCATCTCTATACTCTTTAAATAATTTATAAACAGAATTTCTTTCCAATATTCTTTGTGAGCGATCACTTTCACTAATTGAATCAATATATTTTAAATCATCTAAACTTTTACATTTTTTCAAACCATCATTAGGAATCTTATTAAAATCTTTTATAAGATATTTTAACATAGAAGAATTATAGTGAGGATATTTCTTTGCAATTTCACAATCAGACCATTTTTCATAACAGAAATCTAGTATGTATAATGAAAATGCCTCGCATAGCGTTTCTTCAAACCAAGATAAAATAGGCAAATTATTTGATGTTTGATGTAAAATATAATGACATAATTCGTGTGATACTTGATAAGTTGTCCATGCGTAATAATCAAATGAATCAACAGCCAGATGAATTTCTTGAGTTTTTTTAAAAGGAAAAAATTGAGGATATTTATTCATTGGATAATTAATTATAATACATTTACTATTACATAAAACTTCTTTAGAAAATAATAGTTCATACTCTATTAAGATGAACTCAAGCAATTTTTTCAATTCATAATTATTCTCTATTAGAATAAAATCAAGATTTTTTTTGAATTTATAATTATTTTCCATCAGAATAAAATCAAGAATTTTTTTCAATTCATAATTATTATCTAAACATATATAAAAATTTGGATAGTTATTTGGTTGTAAATAATTCATAATTTTATCATCTCCTTTACATAATTATATAATTAATAATATAAAAAAATAAGACCTAGTTAAACTAGATCCTATCTTTTGGAGGCTATTAAGACTCATCTTCTACAAACTTAACGATGTCCTCAACCTTAACTCCAAGAGTCTTACAGATTAAATCCAAATGTTCTTTAACTATATGTTTATTAGTTTCATTACAATATGCACCAATAGTATTTTTGCTTATACCAGTTAACTTTACTAAATCTTTTTGCTGCATATGTCTCTCAGCTAATAAAATATGTAACTTCATTTTAATCATTGAAATCACCTCAATATTTAATTATAAATGGTATAATATAACTTATAAATGACAAATATGGATAAAAGGAGTAAAATAATAATGAATTTTAATGAAACTCTTATAATTACTTTAATCACAATTACTATTACAACTATTACTAATATAATATTATTCTTTATAAGAAATAAATACACAGAAAAAGTAGAATTAAAAGCTAAAACTATTTCAAAATTAGTTTTTTATGCTAATTTAATACATAATCCAGTAAATTATGATGATATAGTAAATAATTCAAGATTATTAGATATGATAGATAAGGCTAGTAATGATTTGAGAGCTTTAGCTGCTGAATGGGCAATATACTATAATAATGAAAAAGCCAAAGAAATACATAGCTTATTAATTGGATTATCTAATAGCCTAACATATACTAATAGTGAGAGCTTAAAATACTTAATGAAAGATAACATTTATCATTAAAAGAAAATAAAAGAATTATTAAAAATAAACAATAAAAAACTTGACAAATAAAAAAATATATGATAGGATTGTAATTACCAACAACGGAAAAACAAGGAAAAAATGAAAGCGGCAAAAAAGTTGCCAACCTAGAAAGAGTAAGAGTAGCCTTGTAACGTAAATATTAAAGAAACAAGAATACTAGGCAATAGCACAGATTAAAACACTAAAGTTAATTTAAAGCAACATTTAGTTAGAACGGACTACCTCAGGGGACGAAAGCGGGTGAAAATTAAGCTGCGGCTTTGATAACGAAGGGTAATAAATAACTTGCACATGTGTAAGACTTTAAGGCTTAGGCAATTAATGTATATGTTTTAAAGAGTTGAGCTGGGAACAAAGTAAGATAATATTTATAATTCCAGAGTAAAAAAATATATGTGTGGTATATAGACTGTTTACCCCATTTATCTTGGGTAACACCATACATATTAAGCTTAACATAAATAAAATATATAAAGTACGTACTAAAAATATTTTTAAAAAATTTTTAAAAGTGAATGTTATATAACATAAAGCATATAGTAATAATTAAGTGGGTGGCAAAGTTAATGCTTTTTATATACCACACAACTTGGTACCAAGATTGCTATAAAAGGAGATGTTATTTTTGATAATTAAAAAGAAATTAACACACAGAGATGGAAAAAGTTTGGAAATGAAACAACGAAAAATGAGATTAACAGAAGAAGAAAATGAGAAATTAGATGAATTATTAGCCAAAACAAAATTAAATTTAAGAGATCTTATGGCGGAATTAATAGAAGAAAGATGGATGGAAGAAGTAAACAATGCTTAAAAAAGTAGAAAGTTTATAAAATATAAATAAGACAATAAAGGAGAAATAAAATGAAAAAAATATGATTAGATGATTTAAATAAACAAATAAAAGAAGGCTTAGGAGTAGTTAAAACAGCATTAACTCCACAGGAAGCAGCAGAAGCTTTATTTGACTATAATATTAAAAAAAGTAAAGCAAATTTAGAAGTAAAATTAGAAAAGCAAAGAGCGGAATTAAAAAAATTAGAGAAAGAAAATATAGTAAAAAAACGTTTTAATAAGTTACCTAAATTATTAACTAATCCTATTAAAAAATTAAATAACATAATAAGATTAAATTTAGATAGTGTTAGTTATAATAAAAAGCCGAGCGGAAAAGAAATAGGAGCTATTCAGAATAGATTAAATAATAATATAGTAAAAATCCATATTAAAGATTTTGCAGAAGCTGTAGCTTTAAATGGTAGAACCTTTAAGGCTGCTGCTTTAGAAGGTAAAACAAATAATGCATGGATTGGACAAGATGTATTTTGTTTAGATGTAGATAATAAATATGGTAAAAAAGAAAAAGTATATCCATATCTAAGCATGGAAGAAGCTTATAAAAGATGTGTTAGATATAACATAGAACCATTATTTATATATCCTAGCTTTACTAGCACACCAGAATTAAATAAATATAGATTAGTATTTAAAGTTCCTACTACTGTTAAGGATTTAAGGGTTAGAAGATTAGTTATAATGGCTTTAATGGAGATTTTCCCAGAGAGAGATAAAAGCTGCATAGATGCAGCAAGAACTTTCTTTGGCGGATGCCAAAAGTTATATAAATTTAATGCTAAAGCTACAATAAATCCAATGGATCTAATATTAAGTGTGCAACAATATTTAAAAGATACTAAAGGAAGTAATTATAGCGGAGCTATTAAAAACTTTGCGGCTAAAACTGGAGTAAATCTTATAAATGGCTTGTTAGATGTAAGGCTATTACAGAAGGGAGAAACAGCTAATGTTATTTATAACAAAAATATAGGCATTAATTTTAGCATGAGCGAAGATAAAGTTAATACCTTAATTAACAGTACAAATAGTAAAAACATAAAAGCTAAATTTAATATAAATGTAGTTAAAACTAAAACTGAAACAAGTATAAAGAATTTTAATTTTAAAGAATTAGAAAATAATTGCAGATTATGGGCAGATCTAGTTAATGGATTTAAATTAAGCCACCAAGAAATATTTAGTATAGCGTGTACTATGTGGAATGTAGAAGGTGCAGAAAAAAGAATAGTAGAAGCTATACAAGCTAATAATGCTTATGGTAGTAAAGCAGCTAATAAAATAAATACCGTTAGCAGCTGTAGGAGATATAAGTATTCTCCAAGAAAATGTATAGATTTTTGCCCTTATTATAATAGTTGTGCTAAAAGGGGTTTAATGCTTAATGTTGTAGATAATAAAAGGGGGAATATAAGAAAGCTTAACATGGAAGAAAAAAGAATAACCTTAGAAGAAGCGGAAATAAAGCTAAAAGAATTTATGGAAGATGCTTTAAAAAAGGACAATAATAACGATATAGTTATTATAAAAGCCCCTACAGGGATAGGAAAAACTACAGCTTTAGGAGAATTAAAAGACTTATTAGAGAACACTTGTATAGCGTACCCTAGCCATAAATTAGGGGAAGATATACAAGAAAGATTAAACCTAGATGCTTTATATTGCAAGGGATTAAGCTTAAATGATAAAGAATTTTTAGAAGTATTTAAGACTTTACAAACTATAGGAGATTATAGAGGAGCAAATGCATATTTAGATACGTATTTAAAAGTATGTGCTGCAAATTTAGCAAATGATAAATATTTAAAAGATTTAGAAGCTATAAATATTTATAAAGCATTAAATGCGGAAGTACAAAAAACAGATAAAGCTATACTATGCACACACCATAAAGCTTTATTATTAAATAACAAGAATCTAAAAAAATATATTTTTGATGAAGATGTATTTTATAATACATGTTTTAAAACAATGGATGTAGATTTTAAAGAGCTAAATAACGCTATAGTTGAAGCTAAAAAGTTAGGATTAAACAATTTAGCAGCAACATTAAAGCACGTTTCTACTTTGGCAACAAATGCAAAAATTACACCAGATGCAATAATAGAAAATAATATTACATGTGTTAATTTAAAGGAAATAAAGCAATTATATTTAATTAATAACCATAATAATTTATTAAATCCTAATATAAAAATAGATATACAGCAACTATTAAAATGTAGATATTTTAAAGCTAATAATAACGGGGAAGTATTAGGAGCTTATATAAAAGATTTACCTAATAAGAGATGTATTATATTAAGTGCTACAGCTAATGTAGAAGTTTATAAAGAAGCTTTTAAAAATAGAAACGTAATTGTTAAAGATTTAGGCTTAGTAGAAGAAAAAGGACAAACTATATTACATTATAAAAGCTTTAGTAGAACTGGATTAAATAATAATATGGAAAAACACATAGAAATAATTAGAAAAGAAGCTCCAGAAGTTGATAATATAATTACGTTTGCAACTAAAGAACATAACTTTAAAAAAGAAGGTTTTAACACTATAGCACACTTTGGAAACTGTGCAGGAATAGATAAATATAAAGGGGAAGATCTAATAGTAGCAGGAACTCCACATGTTGATGCTAGAAGTTATATATTAATGGCTAAATTATTAAAGAAAGATATATTAATAGAAGATAATCAATTCGATTTCATAAATATCAAAAAAAACGGTTTTGAATTTAGTTTAAATACTTTTTGGGATGGATGCGGCCAGAATGTTGAATTATTAAGAGAAATACAAGCTTATTTTATAGAATCCGAATTAGTACAAGCTGTGGGGAGAGCTAGAACTTTAAGAACCAATGCTACAGTACACTTATTTAGTAATTATCCATTAAAAGGATGCCAATTATATAATAAAAATGCTGCATAATTTAATATTGTTAAATAAACTAGGTATATTAATATCTGGTTTATTTTTTTACTTTTTTTATAAAAAAATGAAATTTAATATACATGATCCATATATTAAAGATAAGGGATGTTATACATAAAAATATTTTTGTTAACTATGTTAATAAGCTTATAGAAGCAGGTAATATTTTAATGTAAACATGCTAAATATTTTTATAAGAAAAAGGAGAAATATGCAATGAATAAATTAGTAATCTTTGAAGGAAAAAATATAAATATGATAATGGGAGATAATGACGAGCCATTATTTGAACTTTATGGGGTAGGACAAGCTTTAGGATATGTAACTAAATCTAAAGGAAAAGAATATCCACATAAATTAAGAATCAATAAAACTTTAGAAAACGCTGATATAGAGCCAGTTGTACAAGGCGTACAACAATATTTAACCGAGGAAATGATCTACGACTTTATGTTTGAAGCAAAAACAGATAAGTGTAAAAATTTTAGAAAATGGCTAAGCAAAGAAGTATTGCCATCAATAAGAAAAAATGGAGCTTATGTAGAAGAAACTATAACAGATATGCAGCAGGAATTATTAATAAAATATGCTACACCATCTTTTAGAAAGAATACATTTTTAAAAAACACTCCAGTAGAAATGATATGAAAAGCATATAAAGAATGTATGGATTATTACAGCAAGAAACCAGCTACAGATCGTATTAAGATAGAAAAAGAAATAGTAGCTGCTTTAAAAGAAAGAAAATTAATAGCTTTAAATAATGGTTCTACAGCATTAGCTTTAATGGTTGGGGAGGAAATAGAAAAGATCCAAAAGAAAATTACTGAAAGAAGCAATAGAAGTTATGGGGCAAGGTTAGCACATAAAAATAAAAAGCTTAATGAAGCATATGATTATATAGGCCAGTTAGAACCAAATGCAGAAGAATACAATTGTTTAGAATTACATGGATTTAGCGTTAATAGCATGTATGAACCAAACGTAACAGAGTACGGAATTATAAGAACAAATTTTAATGGAAAGCCATTACTTACTAAAACTAAAGCATATAAAAATTGATTAGAAGATTTTAAAACAGAAATGGATAAGCAGGAGAAACTAAATATTAATTTTTATAATGAAGTAGATATTTTCCTTTACTTTAACCACAAAGCAAAATTTGATTGTAGTAACTTCCATAAAAGCTTCTTTGATGCATTAGCTAATTATTATGGCGTAGATGATAGAAAATTTCATTTAAAAATGTGTGATACAAACGAAATAGTAGAAAAATATGAAGAAGGTAAAATATTTTTCTGTATAAGAGAGAGAGTTGTGTAAATAGCTTAATATATAGGTAATAGTATAGTGTAGGCGGTGTAAGTTAATAATAGCCTACACTATATTTATTTTTAAAGGAGATATAAACATATGGAACTATCAATATTTTTACCAATGGCAATAGCATCAGGAGCTATAGCTATAAGCAATATTACAGTTGCAAATATTAATGTTAATTATAATAAAAAACTGGAAAAAACAGGTGAATTAATGGCTGACATATTAGGTAATAAAAATACATCCAAAGAGATAAAACTACAGGCTATAAAAGTTTTAAAAGAAATTAATTAAAAGCGACTTGGGTTAAACATAAAGCATATATTAAAAATAAGAGCAAAACTATATTAATTATAAAAAAAGGAGCTATAATAATGGAAAGATTAATAAATGTATTTATAGAAGAAAGAAATAAAGAAAAAAATGAAAAAGGCGGGCTTATTGATGGTTTAAACTTAAAAATAAAAGATCCTAGAATAAATAATATATACAAAAATGTTAGTAATGCATTAATAAGCGTAGATAATGCTACTAAAGAAAAGGATGATATTATACAAGAATTACTATTAGCCGTGTGAGAAGTAACTCCAGTATTTTTAGCAAATATGGAAACTAGCTTAGAAGAATTATTAGAAGCTATAAAAAAAGAAAATAATGAATTAGCTGCAAAATATTTTACTTACTTAAATATAAGAGCTGTAGGGGCTGTTAAGGATAAATATAAAGTAACTAATGTTGATAAAGAAAAATCTATTGAAGAAGTATTCTTTACTGATGTTATTAAGGGGAATTATTCAGAAGAACAAATCGCTGATAAATTAAACATAGATTCTATTAGTTATGGAAGTTATTCTAATTTCATAGCATGATTAAAAGAGAATGGACATAAATTCTTAACTAATAAACAAATGCAATATTTACAAAATGATATGATAAATTATACTGATAAACAAAATTTTGATTTCAGAAAAAATATAACTAAGAGAGTTTTAAAATACCTCAACATGAATGAGTATAGTACAAGCAATATTAAGAAAATTGATTTAATAAATCAAGTTAATATTCTTGAAAGTATAAATAGTAAGAACTTTTTTCAGAATTTAAAATCTAACTTAGATATTCCTATAGTTAATGAGCTAATTTATTCAGAATTATTTACATTTGCAGAGTTAAAAGAGATAACTTCATTCTATAACGATATAACAGCTACTTTACCTTTAAATTTAATAATAAAGATTCTTTTAGTTATAGAAAATAAAAAATATGAGCTATTAAATAGAATAGAAGAAATAGGAATTAAATGTTAATATATATTTAAAGGAGTGGTTTTATGAAGTTAGATGGATTTTCTTTAGATAAATTAGTAGATATTATTAACGGAGATGAAAGGTTAAAGAAAGGATTAATATATAGATCTGGCCCAGATTTAGTTAAGTTCTTTGGAGAGTTTGGATTCAGAGAAATTTATAATGAGATTTTTACAGGTTTTAAAATGAGTAGAAAAAAATATACTTTAAGCAAGTTAAATGAACTTAATGGAACTAAAAAAATGGAAAAAGTTATATTAAAACTGGTTGATAATAGAAATTTTATTGGTTTAGAGTTTGATTATGAACCAGTTAATAATAGTAAGACTATAGAAAAAATAAATACAATTATAAAATATGATGGTTATGAAATAAAGCTAGATGAAAATAATAAATGTTTTATATTTGGTGATATTTTACCAGATGAAGAATCTGTAGAATTAGAAATAAAATTTGAAGATATTGAAAAAATGATTATAGATGAAATAGATAAAGCTAAATATATAATTCATATTGCTATGGCATGGTTTACTAATAAAAAAATTTATAATGCTTTACTTGCTAAAAAGAATCAAGGCGTAACTATTAAATTAGTAGTATTGGATGATGAGATTAATAAAAAGCAAGGTTTAAACTATGATGTTTTTGAAACATATAAAATGAAGAAATTTGGGCTGTATAAATCAAATCTTATGCATCATAAATTTTGTGTAATAGATTTAAAAGTAGTATTAACTGGATCTTATAATTGGACAAATGCAGCAGAATTTAATAAAGAAAACTGTAATAAAATTTTAGGTAGAGAAGTAGTTGAAACTTATGCAGATAAATTTAATGATTTAAGAGAAGAAGTTGAACTTGATGAATTATTATTTTAAGAAATTTACTTTTTAGCTCAAAAAACGTAATCAAGGTACCGTATATGTATATGTAAGGATAATTCCTAAAGATTAGGCTAGAACACCTGCTATAGTAGTTGGTGCAAAAGTCTAGTCTTTTCTTATTTCTCCTTTATATTTTTTCTAGTTTATAACTAGTTTTGTTTACTTATTTAAACACTCCTTTATTGTTTTATTTATATTATTAGGGCGGCTTTTATAGTTGCCCTTTTTTATATTATAAGCTAGAAAAAGTATAAAATAATACAGTTCCCACAAAAGGGAAGAGTAGAAAAAGCTGATAGGATGGTAATATTATGTTTAAATATACTATAAAAGAAATAGATAAAGAAGCATCTTTAGATATGATAGTAAGGTACCATTATTCTAATACTTTACCTAAAATTAATAAACATTACATAGGATTCTTTTTAAATAATACATTAGTAGGAGTAGTAACTTTAGGTTATGGAACAAGACCAAAACATACTATAAAGAAAATATTTCCTACATTAGATACTAAAGATTATTTAGAAATTGGACGCATGTGTATGTTAGATTCAATGCCTAAAAACTCGGAATCTCAAATGCTGTCACAGTTAATTAAATATATAAGAGAAAATTATCCAGAAGTTAAAGTATTATTTACATGGGCTGATGGTATGTTAGGTAAAGCAGGTTATGTATATCAAGCAGCAAATTTTTATTATGCTAGTTACAGTAATACAGATATGTATTTATATAATGGAATAAAGATACATCCTAGACAAACTAAAAAATTGTTTGGATTAGAAAATGATCCTAGAATAACAGTTAGGCCAACATTAAAACAGTTAAATAAATATGGTATTAAACATTATAAAGGTATGCAATTAAAGTATATCTATTTTTTATGTAATAAAAGACTAAAAAAGAAGTTATTAAAAGAAGCTGCTGTAGATTTAAATTTTAATTATCCAAAAACTAAAGATTTAAAATGAAAAGTAAAAAACAAAGATGGTAAATGAGTTACTTGATTTTATCCACCAGAATATAAAAGTGATATTAAATTAAATACTTTACATGGGAAAAATTAAGATAACACCAAAACCTTAATATATATTATATAGAGGTTGGGGTATTTAATTATATTTTCCTTTAATGTATTAATTTTTACTATAGCTCCAAAAAGGCCGCTATTTTCACTTATATAAAGTAATATTTTAAGAAGCGTAAAAATCGTTGCTTAAAATGTAAATGTGCAAAGGAGGTGAATATAAAAATGATATTAGCAGAGAAACATTTTAAATGTATTGACTTAATAATAGAAGGTAAGAACATAACTGATATAGCTAAGATTCTAAATGTAAGTAGAGCATCAATTTACAATTGGTTAAAAGATAAGGATTTTAATAACGAGCTAAACAAACGTAAACAGGAAATAAAATCAAAAGGTATGGATAAAATGTTATGTGAGTTAGAATTACATCTTAATAATATATCAGATTTAGCTTTAAATAGTTCAAGTGATGCTGTGAGATTAAATGCAAGTAGTTTTTATGTAGAGCATGTTTTAGGTAAAGCTACAGCAAAAATAGAAACGAACTCAAATAATAAAGAAGAAGAAAAAGAAGTTAATATAAATGATTTGCTTAATGAAGTTGATAATATTATAGATATAACATCAAAAGCTAAATAACGTATAATAATTGAATAACTGATGTATAAATAGCTATTATATGTATTATTATTCAAAATATAATGTATAAAAGATTATAACAACTACATTAGAATAGTATAAAATCGTATCAAAGTTAGTAATATCAATGGCTAAGGACTATTTAACATAACTTCGTGAAACGTGGATTTAGCGAAGTTATTATATTATTTATGTATAAGAGAAATTTTAAGAAGATACCACAATCTTAATATTAATAATATGGAGTTAAGGGTATTATCTTAAAAACTCCATATTAAAATAACTATAATAACTTAATAATTGTAATAGTGGAAAAAATAATAAAACACCCAAACCTTAATATATATTATATAGAACTTTGGGTACTTTATTAAATTTTCCATCTTATTATGTTGGGGTGGGTGGTTCTGTTTTGGGATAGAAGAATAAAAGATGGCAGTAAGCTATAGAAAATTTCTCAGTAAAATTTAAACAAATGAAAGGAGCTGCTGCAAAAATATGATATATTATGATGGTTTAGAATTTGATAATAATAATTTATATGATGTTTATATCTTAAAAAAATATTTGATAAAGCATTATGGCGAAGATACAGCTATTAAGCTATTAAAAAATAATAATATAAATGTTTTGGCAAAGGCTTTAGGTGAAATAGACATAGCCTTTTTTTGTTTGTATTTTTTACAGGATATCTTTGTAGTTAAAGATAGCAATGAAGCTAGAGAGTTATCAAAAGATCATTACGAATTATGGCAAGTAGCTAATGAGTGTTTTATTCAAGATGAATATGATAAGTTGAACATTATCTGTCCTAGAGGATTTGCAAAGACTACAATTTTTGATTTAGCTATCTCAATATGGTTAGTATGCTATAAGAAATCTAAATTCACATTAATAGGAGCTAAGAAAGATGATGATGCTACTCAATTTGTAGATAGTATAAAGAAAGTCTTTAATGAGAATCAAAGAATAATATCTACATTTGGAAAACTTATAGATAAGAAGAAATTTAAAGTAAACTCTAATGAAATAGAGTTTACTAATGGAATGTATATAAGAGCTGTAGGTTCAGCATCATCTGTAAGGGGAGCTAACTTTAAAGGAATAAGACCTGCAACAGTAATAGCTGATGACTACCAAGACGAAAAAGACATATTAACAGAAGAAACAAGAGAGAAAAAATATAATAGATGGACTAAAGAAATAGAACAGGTTGGAGATAAAGCTGTTTACAGAAAAGGAAAGAAAATAAAAGCTGCTACTAAGATAGTTAGTATAGGAACTGTCCTACATATAGATTGTTTAATGAGTAGGCTAAGTAGAAATAGAGATTATCATACTATTCTAAAAAGAGCAATTATATTAGAAGAAGGCCAAACTGTAGATGATATATTTAATTCTGATTTATGGCGTAAATGTAAAAAAATATACTTTAATGATTCATTAGAAGATAGTAAGAAGGAAGCAGAAAAGTATTATAAGCAGCATGAAGAAGAAATGCGATTTAATGTATTATGGGGTGAAAAGTGGGACTGTTTTAAAGATCTAGCTATTCCATATTGGGAAAACAGATTATCTTTTATGAGTGAATTAATGAATGATGCTACATCTATAGGTGAGAAATGGTTTAAGTCTATATTGACTAAATCTAAAGAAGAGATTGAGGAGCATAAGTTTATAAAGACAATGTTTTGTATAGATCCAGCATCAACAACTAAAAAGAAATCTGACTTTACAGCAATGGTAGTAGGTTCATTAGCTACAAATGGTTTTAAATACATGAGAGAGTTAGTTCTTGATAAGTTAGAATTTAATGATTATTGCCAAAAAGTAATTGATGTATTAATAGCTTATCCAGATATAACACATGTTTATATTGAAAAGAATACTTATCAAGGGGCAGATGTTGTTAAGATAAAAGAATTAATATCAAAGCATCCTATATTAAAGAAACGAACTCTTATATTTATAAATGAGATGCAGAGAAAGAATAAGGATGAAAAGATATCCACTATTATAGATCCAGTTAATAATGGACAAGTAATATTTGTAGATAATAATAAGGAATTTATAGATTTAATATTAGACTTTCAAGGCCAAGCTTATACGCAGCATGATGATAGTACAGATATCACAGCAGAATGTGTTAACAGGTTAGATAACATAAAGATAAGAAATAAACCTACAGTAACATTTTTACGTAGGGATTTACTATAAGAAAGTAGGTGAGTAAATGGAGCTAGAGAAACTAAAGAGTATGTATAAAAAATGGCAAGATGAATTAAGTTCAAAGTATCAAAAGATGTGGGACTATTACACAGGAAAAACAGATATAGAAAATACTTATAAGAAAAGTAAGATAGGTAATAACAGAGTAATTAAAGCCAATTTCATAAAGAAATTTATAAATGAAGAAGTAGCATTTGCTACAGGAAATCCAATTACTTATACTAGGGAATTAAGTCTACAGGAGATTTTAAATAATATAGAAAATCCAGAAGATAATTTAGAAGTTAAAATAATAAATAATGTTATGAATAGCAATAGTAATGTTGATTCTGAATTGATGAAAAATCTACTTGTATTTGGTTCAGCTATGGAGCTTTATTATATCAATAATAATGCATTTAAGATAAAAGAACTAAATCCATTAAATTGTTATGTAAATCTTGATGCAGAAGGACAAGTAATAGATTCCATATATGTATATAAAGTAGATGAAATAGAATATATAGAGTATTTTGATAGTTATAAGATTTATAAACTTGATAAGGATTTTAATATCCTCGATGAAAAAGATCATTACTTTGGATGTTGTCCAATCTCATATTGTTGCTTAATTGATGGAATATATAATACTCTTTTTACTGATTTAAAGGCTTTACAAGATAATATTGAGAATGTTTTATCTGATTTTACTAATGAAATAGGGGATAGCAGGTTAAGTTACTTAATATTAAAGAATATGGGACTTGATTCAGAAGAAATAGAAGGATTAAAAGATAATCCAGAAGCAGCTCCTACAGTTAAGGAAATAGCAGAAACTATTATAGGTAACTTTAGAGATAATGGAATATTATTAATAGAAGATTCTAAGGAAGTAGAAGCTAAAGCAGAATATTTAGTAAAATCAATAAATCCAGAGATCCATAATAAGTTATTTACCATATTACAAGATACAGTATATCAATTATCTCAACATATAAACTTAAATGAGCAGCAAAGTTCAAATACATCTGGTGTAGCACTTATGACTAGAATAATTGCATTAAGAAATAAAGTTAATATCCAACAAAACTGTATGACAAAGGCCATAAGATATAGATTAAGCTGTATGTTTATAGCTTTAAATAAGTTATATGGAAAAGAATTAGATAAAAGTAAAGTAGGAATCAAATATACACTTAACGTTCCAAGTGATGATGCATCAACAACTGACATAATAAATAAATTGGTACCACAGGGCATATTAAGTGCTGAAACTGGATTAGCTCAATTAAGCTTTATAAATAATCCAAAGCAAGAACTTGAGAAAGCGAAAGCTGAATTAGAAGAAAAAGAAAATATGATAAATGGTTTAGCAAGTGGTGAATAATATGGACAAGCTAAGAATTAATGAAGACATTAAAGGGTTTGATAAACTTAATAAAGAACAGCAATTTTTTGTAAAAAACTATATAAATATAGCTCAAGATCTTTATAACAAAGGTGATAAAACTTTAATGGAGATATTAAAATATCAAAGTATAGCTTCTGAAAAGATTTTAGATGAAATAGCTAAAATAATGCTTAAATATAACATCAAGAATGATGCTTTAAACCTAACACTCATAGAAGAGAAAAGAATAAAAGTGGACTTATATAAAAAGATACAGAATTTATTCAAAGATGAGTATGAGGAAGAAAACACACGCTTAAAAAATGAATTAATAGAACAAATTCAAGATAAATATAATAGTAATGGTTATTTATTAAGCTTAGGAATAGATTTTACTTTAAAGAAAATAAGTAATAAAAACTTAAAGAGAATCCTTAATCATACCATCAAGGGAAAAAACTACAGTAGTAGAATCTGGCAAAATAAAAATGAAGTAGCTAAGAAAGTAAAAGCTAGTGTAGGTAAGTTTTTAAAAGGTGAAATTAATCTTAATAATATTGAAAAGCAAATAAGAAGAGATTTTGAAGTAAATAAAATATATTCAACAAGATTAGTAAGAAATGAAGTAGCAAGAGTTCAAAATGCAGCAAATGAACAATTCTTTATTGATAATGATGGAGAGCATTTATTATATAGTGCTACTTTAGATAATAAAACATGTGGAAAATGTGCTGCTGATGATGGAAAAGTATTTGGTATTAACGATAATAGGCCAGAACTACCACGACATGTAAATGATAGATGCACTTATATTTTATTGCCTAATAAGGATTATAGACCAAGTACGAGAATAGATAATATAAGCAAACAGATGATTAATTATGAAAGTTATAATAAATGGAATTTAAAGCGTACCTAATAAATAAGTACGCTTAACTATGTTAAGAAGTTAAAAAAGAAGCTATTAAAGTACAAAGTTCACTTAGCATGTACCATGTATTTTTATTTAAAATTAATCCACCAATCACAGTAATAATTACGCTTGTAATTATATTATTTTTGTTTGTATCCATATAAGTAATACCTCCACATTTAAAAATTCTTTTTCATATTTAAATATTAAATAAAAAAAACAATTTTCCTAGAAAACAATAAAAAAAGGTGAATTAATTTAAATAAAATCAAATATAGTAAATTTTTAAAAACTGATTAGGGCATAAAGAACTAATTAGGGAAAGTAGGTTTGAAATATGTTAAAGAAAGAACTCTTAGAATTAATAAATGAAGTTGAAGAAAATTCAGAAATAGATGAAATAATATTAAATAATGGTTTTGCAAAGCCATTAGATGCTAATGGTTTTAATGAATTACTTGCAAGTAATAAAGATATTCAAAGTTTAGTAGATGGAAAAGTAACTAAAGGGATAGAGAGCTTTAAGAAAAAATCCATGCCTAAGTTAATTGAAGCAGAAATATTAAAAAGAACTGGAGAAACTGAAACTCCAGAAGCTAAAGCAATTAGAGAATTGCAACAAAAGTTAGATGCTATGGAAAAGGAAAAAGCAAGAGCTGAAATGGTAGCTAAGTTTAAAGATACATTAATAGATAAAAAAATACCATCTAAGTTAATTGATTTTGTATTAGGTGATGATGAAGAAACTACAACAGCTAATATAGAACTTTTTGAAGATAGTATGAAAAACTATATTAATTCTCAAGTATCAGAAAAATTAAATAATGGTTATAAACCACCAATAGGAACAACTCCAGTAGCTTCTAAAACATATGAGGGATTATTAAATAATGATAACTTAACTTTAGAGGATGCAATGGAATTTTTTAATAATGAAAAGTAAGAAAGATTATGAGTAATAAGTGCTTATAGTCTTTTTTTTATGTACTTTTTTACATTTCCCATCTTTGGGAAGAGTTGATTATTACTGACTTTTTAAAAGGTTGAATTAGTCATTAAAGAAAAATGCCTACAATATTTAAATTTACAGGAGGCCAAAAATTATGGCAATAGATTCATTTAAAAAAGTATTATGGGAAGCAGCAGTAATTTCAGAATTCAGAAAAACATCAGTAGCAGATTTAATTTCAACAAAACCAGTTAAGACTGATGGTACAAAGGTAGTATTTAATAAGTTAAAAACATCTGATGTAAAAGATTATACTGGCAGCGTTGATTGGGGAGAAGTAGCTACAGAACCAGTAGAATTATTATTTGATAAGAAAAAATATTGGGCTGTAACAATGGAAGATTTAGACGAAGTTCAATCTCAAAAAGATCTAATGGTAGATATCGTTACAGATGAAACAGCTAAAATAAGAGAAGTTGAGGACACAGATTTTCTAGCTACAGCATCAAAGGGAGCTAAATCATTAGTTAAAACTCCAGTAGTTTTAAATGCTAAGAATGTTTATGATAGCATAGTAGATTTAGGTACAGCTTTAGCAAAATCAAAAGCTCCTAAGAAAGATAGATATGTAGTAGTTAATGCTGAAATTTTAGGATTATTAGCTAAAGATGACAGATTTACAAGAAATCCATCTGTTTTAGAAAATGGTATTGTAGAAGGTCAATTAATTAATACAATGCAAGTAGTTCAATGTGAAGAATTACCTACAGGAACTATATTAGCAATGCATAAAAGTGCTATAGGTTTTGGCAGATGCTTTGAAAAAGTAGAAGCTATGAGATTACAAAATGCTTTTGCTGATGGAGTAAGAGGATTAGATAACTATGGTTCAGTAGTATTAAGACCAGAAGCAGCAGCTACATTAAAATATACTTTAGAAGCTCCACAAGCTTAATTACATTAAAGGATAGGATTTATTCCTATCCTATTTTATTTAAGGAAAGGAGCTAGAGTTATATGACAGATAGTGAATTAAAAGAAATTTCTATAGAGCTTATATATAACTATTTAAATAATCCTACTTTGTATTCTAAAAATGAAATTGAAAATAGCTTTAAACCTGCAATTACTATCTTAAATAAAAAGTTAGATGAATATTTTTCTATAAATGGATGTATTAAAGTTGAAACCATTGGAGATGAATCTGTAACTTATAAAGATAATATAGATTTAGAAAGTTTAATCTTAACTATAAAATACTTATTGCCAGATCCTAAAAGAAGGTTAGGTATAGTTTATTGTTAGTAAGTGATAGATTTTTAAGAGATACAATTTCTACTACAAAAGTTACGGAAAAAAAAGAACATATGCAAATAAAAAAGATATATTGCAAGGATGAAGAATTAAAAGTAAATATTCAACCTATAACAGAAAAAGCTATTAAAACTGTATGGGGAAGCGAAATTAAAGCAAAGTGGGAAATGAGAAGTGATAAATCTTTAAATGTAGATGATATTGTTATATATAAAAATATTTCTTATAGAATAGAGGATAAAAAGGAATGGTTAACATCTACTGTTTATGCATTAATTGAAAGTGATGTGATAATACATGATTAATGTTGAAAATAATATAGATGCAGCAAAGGAAGCTTTTTTAAAAGCAGCAAGGGCAGCAGCCAAAGAATCAAAGATGACATTAATAGCAGATGTTCAAAGTGTTACTCCAGTAGATACAGGATCATTAAGAAGAAGTATTACAGGAATATGTAGAGCTACAGATTCAGAAGCAACTATAACAGTAGGTTCACCTTTAATCTATGCTAAAAAAGTAGAATTTCAAGACAAATCTTATTTAAGAAGCACTTTAATGAGAGATTTTTTAAATGTAGGGAATGTATTTACTAAACATATAAGAGGTGCAAGTTATGAATAAATTAACATTATATTATGATGAATTAGAAAAAGTATTACCAACAGCAACTACTTATATAGAACCTACTTTTAAATTTACAGGAGATAATTTAGCTATAGAAGTAAAAATAGGTGAAGATATACAAGACTTATCTTATTATGAAGGAATCACTTTAGTAATAAGAGTTGTAGGAATCATAGAGCAACAGTTTGACATAATAAATAAAACATTTGAAATAGATAAATTAGTAAATAATTTTAAGTTTAGCAATTTAGATAGGATTGTAAGAGAAAATGTTTATTATTCAAATTATATAGATAAAGAGAATTTTAATACTGTTTTAATGTATAAGATAAGAAATTACAAATAAGAAAGGGATTGATTATATGCTACAAACAGGAATAGCAAAAGACCATGATTTAATAGTTAATGAAGGAGCTTTATATTTAGGAAGCTTTTCAAATATAACAGCAACAGACGAATTTATAACATCATTGAATGATAAAGCTTTAGGAGCTTTTAAAGATAAATTAGGAATAGCAGCAAAACCTAAGGTAAGACAAATTAAAAATGCAGCAGGATTAGAAAAAGGATGGCAAGTAATTGATGAATGGGAAGTTAAAGTAACTGGTACTTTATTAGATTTTAATAGTTCTTTATTAGAAACTAGCTTATTTAAAAAGGTAACAGAAGGTCAAACTACTAAATATGTTGCTAATTTAGGATTTATTGAAGAATCTCAATATAAAGATGCTTTAATAGTTGGAATTGGTTTAGATGGTAAACCAGTTATAGTTCTAGTAAAGGATGTATTAAATAAAGAGGGATTAGGATTTGAACTTAAAGGAAAAGATGAAGCAGGATTTAAAATTTCTTTAGAAAATGCCTATGCAGGTCAAAAAGTAAATCCAGTTGAAGTATATCCTAATTTTAAGGAAATGGAAAAAGTACAAGCTGAAAAAGTTCAATAATTTAAAGAGTAGTTAAAAGACTACTCTTATTTTTATTAAAAATAATGAGGTGAAAGATTATGAAAATAGAACAAGTAAAAGACTTTGATTTACACATAAATACTAAACAAGGAAGAGAAGTTATAAACCTAATAAATAAATTAGGCATAAAGAAAGAAGTCTTAGCTATATTTGGTGGAGATGATGAAGAAAAACAAAATCTAATGATTGAACTAAGTAGAAAACAATTAGAATTTAGAGATATGGTTCAAGATGATATATCTAAAGAAATGACTATAGAAGAATATGAAGCTTTATCTTTGGATCAACAAAGTAAGGTATTAGAAAGAAATATGAGTAATGAAGCTAAAATATTAAATTTAGAACTTCAAAAATTACAGGATAAGATAAATGGTTATGCATTAAATAAAATAATGGATTTAGCCTATACAGCTTTAATAGATAGATATTACGGAAATGCAGATTTAATAGAAAAGACTTTAAGCACTTTATTTGATATTAAAGTTAAAGAGATTCAAGATCAACCATTAAGTGTAACATATGCTATGTTTAGTAAATTTGTATTTTGTGAGGATTTTCAAGCGTGTTTAAGAGCTTTTACTGGAGCATTACATTAAAAGAAGTAGGCTGTAATTTAACAGCCATATTAATTCAATGTAATGCTTATTCTATTGTAATTGATATGAATATGAAAGAAGCTATAGAAATTATAGATTCAGTTATAAATCAATTTTTTAATAATCGTTTACACCTTCAATATGTTATTGAAAATACAGCATTAAGGATAACAGGAAATGAGGGAATAGATTATTTAGAATATATAAATAGTTCAAAAACATCTACTCCTTTTGATGATGTGAAAAGAAAACATGAAGCAAAGAAAATAATGAAGAAACAAAAATTATTATTAAAAAAACTCCTTTAAATAAGGGAAAGGAGGAAACATGAGCGAAATATATAGAGCTAGTGGAAGTATAAATATTGATTATAACCAAGCAGCCACAGCTTTTGATACAGTAAATAAAAAAGGAAAAAAAGCTACTGAAACTTTAAATAATACTGGAAAAACAACTAATACATTTAGTAATAAGCTAGAGGGATTTAGTAGTAATTTAAGTAGTTTTGCAACTAAAGGAACAGCTGCTGTAACAGCTCCAATAACAGCCTTAGGAGTTGCTTCATTTAAAGCAGCATCTGATTTAAATGAAAGTTTAAGTAAAAGCGAGGTAGTTTTTGAAAATAATGCTAATACTATTAAAGAGTGGAGTAAGACAAGCACTACAGCATTTGGAGCTTCACAAAATGAAGCTTTAGAAATGGTTAGTAAGTATGGAGCTATGGGAAAAGCTATGGGATTAAGTTCAGAGCAAACAAAAGATTACTCTATGAATTTAACTCAATTAGCAGGAGATTTAGCATCATTCAATAATATTTCTATAGATCAAGCTAATACAGCACTAACAGGAGTATTTACTGGAGAAACTGAATCATTAAAAGGATTAGGAATCGTAATGACACAAACTAATCTTGATGCGTTTGCATTAGCTACTGGATTTAAAAAGACTAATAAAAATAGTGTTGAAGCTCAAAAGGCAGCTTTGAATTATGAAAAAGCTGAAAAGAATTTAAGTAAAGCTATTAAAGATCATGGTAAAGATTCTATTCAAGCTAGAGAAGCACAGTTAAAATTAAAAGAAGCACAAGAAAAAATGTCAAAAGCTACTCAAGGTCAAAAAGTAGAATTAACCGAAGCTGAAAAAGTACAATTAAGATATAACTATGTAATGTCAAAAACTAAAGATGCACAAGGCGACTATATGAGGACGAGCGATAGTGCTGCTAATAGTTCTAAAACGTTAGGGAAATCAGTACAGAATTTATTAACCAGTTTTGGACAATTCCTATTATGCTTAACTCCATTAATAGGTATGTTAACTAATATTATTAATAAATTTAATGGTTTGAGTGATGGAACTAAAAAAACTATTATAGTAATAGCAGGATTGGTAGCAGGAATATTTCCTTTACTATTAGCATTTTCAAAAATGGTTAAGGCTATAAGTTCAATATCAAATGGATTTAAATTATTTAGTAAAGGAATAAGTGGAAGTATAAAAGGTATTAAAAACTTTGGAAAAGCAGCAAAAAACGGTATTAATTTATTGGGTAAATTTGGTAAAGGATTAACTACATGTATTAAAAATATAGGTAAGTTTACTTTAGAATTAATAAAGAGTGCAGGAAAAGGATTAGCTGCATTGGGGAAAGGTTTATTAAATTGTATAAAATCAGTTGTTAAATTTACAGCAGAGATTATTAAAAATACAGCTATGGCTATTAAAAATGGTGCTATATGGGTAGCTAATAAAGTTAAAATGATAGCTTATAAAACAGCTCAAATAGCTGTAACAGCTGCAACTAAAGCTATGACAATAGCACAAAAAGCTTTAAACCTAGCTATGCGTATGAATCCTATAGGATTAGTTATTACTATACTTTTAACTTTAGCAGGAGTATTTGTTACTTTATACAATAAATGTGATTGGTTCCGTAATGGAGTAAATAAAGTATGGAGTGCTGTAACTTCTATATTCACTAACTTTTCTAATTTTTTAACTGGAATATTTACTACAGATTGGACTAAATCATTTGGAGTATTTGGAAATATAATAAATGGATTCTTTAAGAATATATCAAATATATTCAATGCAATCAAAAGGATCTTTAGTGGAATAATAGATTTTGTAACTGGAGTATTTACAGGAAACTGGAGTAAAGCATGGAGTGGAATTGTTAATATCTTTGGTGGAATTATGGATGGTTTAGGTGCTGTAATAAAAGCTCCTTTAAATACTGTTATTAGTTTAGTAAATATGGCTATAGATGGATTAAATAAAATTAGTTTTACAGCTCCCGATTGGGTTCCATTAGTTGGTGGTAAACATTTTGGAGTTGCTTTACCTAAAATTCCTTATCTAGCCGAAGGTGGTATAGTAAATAGTGCTACTTTAGCCATGATTGGAGAAGGAGCAGAGCCAGAAGCCGTAACTCCAATAAGTAAATTAGATGCTATTGTAGGTAATAGTGTAAAAAATGCTAATGAAAATGGAGGAAACTCCAATATAGATAAATTAGCAGATAAGATAGATAAATTAATAGATGCATTAGCTAATTCTGAAAATACTATAATCTTAAAAGCAGATACAAGAGTATTAGCAAGAGTTACAGCTCCTGCATTATCAGTAGAATTAGCTAGATTAAATAGAGGTGGTATATAAATGAATTTAAATACCTTAATATTTAATAATAAAGATTCACTAAAAGATTTAGGAATAGGGGTAGCTTCTTTACCTTCTATTCCTTTTTCATTAGAAGATATTAAAGAATATAAAATACAAGGTAGAAATGGATCATTGATAAGGAAATATGGAACTTATCAAGATAGAAAAATAGTATTTGATTTAGTTGTTATTAATTATTCAGATTCAGCTAAAGCATATAATACTATTTCAAAATGGATTTATGAAATAAAAGATAATAAACTTTTTTATGATAAAGAAGATGTTTATTTTAAAGTTAAAAATATTTCTATAGATGGATTACAAAAACAGGCTTTTTACGGTGAAGGACTTTTTAAAGTTACTTTTATTGTAGAGCCTTTTTTATATTATAAAGAAAATCAAGAAATAGAAATAACCAGTAATACAAAAATATTTTCTCCAGAATTTGCTTATGATGGAGTACCAGAAATAACTGTTTTAGGAACTGGAGATATTACATTATTAATCAATAATAAGAAAGTTTTATTAGAAAAAGTTGAAAATAGTATAACAATAAATTCTCAACTTATGGAATGTTATAAAGGTAAAGATAATTTAAATTATAAAATGTATGGTGAGTTCCCTGTATTAAATAATGGAGAAAATACTGTAGAAATAATAGGATCTATAAAAAAAATAATAATTAAACCAAACTGGAGGTGCTTATAATGGCATTAACTTATTTACCTAAATTACCAGAAGGACTACATCCTTTTTATATTATATATAAATTTGCAGATAAGATTGGTATAGCAAGTGGAGATAAACCTTTAACTGTTTATTACGAAGGAAATATAGGTGATTGTTTTATAAAAAGTGATGTTATTACCAAAGCTTATTATGATTACGATAGAAAAGAATGGGTTAATGATTGGATTAAAGAACAAAAAACAAGGGATTCTTATGGTAGTTATGTTCTTATGCCTAATTACAATAATATTATTTATACTAACTTTGATATACCTAAAGATGATAATACTATATATAAGCATAAATCAAAAGATGCTACAGAAATAACTATAGAAGGTGGAGATATGAGAAATATGCAAAAAGGCATGGTATGGAATGTTGGGGCGGCTGTATCAATAGAACCTAAAGAAGCTCCACAAATATGTACTTTTAGTTCTAGTAATCCAGATGTATGTACTGTAGATGAAACTGGGAAAATTGTTGCTGTCGGTGAAGGTGAGTGTATTATAACTATAACAAGTAAAATGTAGGTGATTTTATATGATAACTAAAGAGCTAACTATTAAAGTTGGAGAAAAAAAGGAGTTATTAGTAAAAGAACTCTTTATATCAACAAAAAGACCAAGCAAAGAAGTTTTTATAAAAGTAAAAGATCCTACTAAAAAAACATATATAACAGTTTATGATTCTAAAGAGATTAAATTCGTTAATAATGGACTTGCTATATTAGATAATGAATTAATAAGATGTGAAGTTCAAGAAGTTTTAAATGGACTTTATACCCTTGAATTAGAATATCCAATAAATAATAAGAATGTTGATTATCTAATAGAGGGTAACATAATAAAAACTAATACTCCAAGTGGAGAACAGCCATTCAGAATATATAGAACTGTTAAAAATTTAGATACTATTATAGTTTACGCTAACCATATTTTCTTTGATCTACAGAGTAATTTCTTAATGGATTGTAGATATAAATTCGCTACAGGCCAACAAGCTTTTGAAGATATATTAAATAGTACACTTTGTAAGCATAATTTTACATGTACTTCTAACATCACAGAGAGAAATAATGCTTATTATATAAGAAAAAATCCAGTAGAAGCAATATTAACAGAAGAAAACAGCATAATTAATTTATATAAAGGTGAGCTTTTAAGAGATAAATTTAAGATTGTTTTTAATGATTGTATAGGAAAAGATAATAATGTAATCATTGAATATATGAAAAATCTTTTAGGCTTTGAAAAAGATGAAGATATTTCTCAAGTAGTAACAAGATTAATTCCTACAGGATTAACAGCTAAAGATTCAATAATAATGTTAGATGAAGTTTATGTAGATAGTTCATTAATAAATAATTATATAAATCCAGTTGTTAAAGAAATTCATTATAGCGACTTAAAAGAAGATGCTGAAAAAGGAATAACTATAGAAAAAGTAAAGGAACAATTAAAAGTAAGAGCTTTAGAATTATTTAGTAAGGAGCATATAGATTTACCTAGAGTTAATTATAAAATTAATTTTTTAGATTTAGGTTTAACAGAAGAATATAAAGATTTTAAAGCATTAGAAAAAGTAAAATTGGCAGATGTTGTTACTGTAAGGCATAAAGATTTAAAGATAGATGTTAAGAGAAAAGTCATTAAATATAAATGGGATTCATTAACTAAAAGTTATATAGAAATTGAATTAGGGGACTTAGAAAGCACTCTAAGCAATGATATTAGCAACATAAATAGTAAAATAAATACTATTGAAAAGAATAACAAAAATGTTGTTGAAATGGCTAATAATGCTATTGATAAGGTTAATAATTTAGAAGAAGTTAACTTTAGGGATTTAAAGCAAACTATGGATGATATAGAAAAAGTAGCTACTAGAAATAAGACACAGATAGAATTTAATGACAAAGATATAACTGAATTAAAGGATAGTATGAAAACTAATACTGTCAATATAGCTACTAATCTTAATAATATCAATGCTAATTCAAAATCTATAAATGAAATTAAGGAAGCTTTGAAAAATGATACATCATCTACAGAGATAGCTAATATAAATACTCTTATTGAAAAAATGGAAAATAGACTAAAAGTATTAGAAGATGCTTTAGCTAATAAATCAACTTCTAACACAGATGACACTAAGAAAGGATAGTAGATTACATGGAAAAGGAAATACTTACTCAAATAGCAACTCAAGGAGTATTTGCAGCACTTTTTGTTTGGCTTTTATGGGACACAAGAAAAGAAGCTAGAGAAAGAGAGAATAAGCTTAATAACTTAATAGATAAATTAGCAGATAAGTTTAATGTTGTCGAAGATATCAAAGAAGATGTAGATACTATAAAGGATCATCTTTTTAATAATAAATAACATTGATCATTATAGAGAAATATTGTAAATTGTATTTATATAATAATGTAGCAAATAGTTTTGGTTCGATTCCAAACATCACCAACAAAATATTATATTTAGCGTTCATAGCAAAAACTTTAAGTAGTGCGATAGTTAATAAAAATATTGTTGCACTATATGAATCTTTAATTAAGAATTTATTTAAGAAAAGAGGAGTGAAAGTTTTAATGTACGTAATTTTAACAATAATATCTCTACATGTTGCTTTTCGGTGATGTAGTGTAATGGTAGCACATAAGTTAGATAACTTCATGTAGAGAATAAAAGTCATGTTTTTACATGGCTTTTTTTATTTTATAGGAAATGAGGTATTTTTATGTATAAAGATTTAATTATAAAGTTATTAAGCATTAAAAGAGTGATAGCATTTATACTTACTCTAGTATTTAGTTATATGGCTATTACTGGAGAAGTTAAAAGCACAGAATTTATAACTATATTTAGCATGATAATAGCTTTTTACTTTGGACAAAGTATAGGCAGAAAAACTCAATTAGAAAAATAGAATAATTAGGCAATATCCATATTTTATATCATTTTAATTAAGTAAATTATGATAAAATTATAATTAAAGGAGGAATAAAATATGGATATTATAATAAATTATGAAAAAAAGGGTAATTATGACACCGATTTAAATGATATATTAATGAGTTTAAATGAAGATTTGTTTAAGTATCATAATGAACATAGACTTCCAAAACCAATAACAATTTATAATACAGCCATTGAAAAAATTATAGAAGCTTATAACGATTTACTTGAATATTTTGACTTTAAATTTGATATAAACGATAGTGCTAAGTGGAAAGAAATAAATAAAAGACATAAATATTTGCTTGAATCTGTATCTGGATATATTGATTCAATTTATAATATAATGAAATGTTTTTTTCCTAAAATTACAGTTAAAAAATATGTACACAGTAGTTTTGAATGGATGAAAAATGCAGATAAAAAAAATGCATTGAGTTTTAATAATGAAATAAAAGAATATAAAAAAATAATTACCAGTATAAATAATAAAGTAAAACATGAAAATGGTAAATATTATATGATTAATTGTAGTCCATGTTATAGTGCAAATATATCAAGAAGATGTATGGGATATTATATCTTAGGAAGAGATTCATCTGGAGTTATTGAGCCAGATTGTAAAATACATACTTTATGGGAAGATAAATATGTAGGAATTTCATATAATTATGATTTAAGAGATATTCTTTGTAATGTATATTTTATATCTTATCATGCATCAAATGCAATAAAAGCAATAATAAAAGATAATTATGGTTTACAAATACAAATAACTAATAATGAATCTAAGTATGGAAATATGTTTTATGAATTGATAAAAAAAGTTAATGATCTTGATTTTGTATTTTTCCCAAACGAATATGATAAAAATATGTCAGAAATATATTTAAAAAATAAACAAATAGAATTTCATAAACCATGTACAAAACAATATTTTAGAAAAATACCAAAATTTAAACAATATAAAATAGAATATATTAGTAATATAGAGGATTCAGATACAATTAAGTTGTTATATTATTAAGATAAAAAATTACTTATACTTATTTTTTAGTGAAAGGATTGATTAATATGAGAATAGGATTAAGAGCAGGACACAGTAGAAACTGTAGGGGGGCAAATGGATTAAGAGACGAATGAGAAAGCATGAATATCTTTTATAGCCATGTAGAAAGAGTTTTAAAGGATTATGATCATACAGTTATTAATTGTAATAGTTCAGCTTCAAGTATAAACGGAGAGCTATCAGAAGGAGCTTCTAAAGCTAATGCTGCTGGAGTAGATCTGTTTATATCATTACACATGAATTGTTATAATGGATCAGCTCATGGAACAGAAGCATTAACATGAGGAGAAACATCAAGAGCTAATTCAGTAGCCAAAAGATTATGTAATAATTTTGAACAATTAGGATTTTATAATAGGGGCGTTAAGTATCAACCTAATTTTTATGAGATGCGTCATGTTGATGCTCCTAACGTTATCTTTGAGACATGTTTTTGTGATTCAGCTAAAGATATTGCAATATGGTCGCCTTTATCATGGGATATATTGGCAAGAGCTGTAGCAAATGCTATAGATCCTAATATACCATTAGAAGCAGCTAATAAAGTACCAGATCCAGAAGAAAAATATCAAATAAGAATTTTTTCCTTTGAATCTAAAGAGTTAGCAGAGAAATGTTCTAATATAATAACTAAAGAACATGGATGGTATAATGTAGTAGAAAAAATATAATATTTATTTTTGGTAACCAGTAATTTACTATTTTTTTACTGGTTACCATAATTTTTTAAAAACTATTTAAAATAGAGGTTTGTTTATATGATAAGCTTTCAACATCCTTTATATGTTTTTCTATAGTGCTAGTGGATTCTAACGTTAATTTACTTATTTCCCAAATATGATTTCCACTAGATAAAGCTTTTGAAATAAAAGTATTTGATAAAATTGTTGTAGTACATTTTTGCTTAAACAATCTTTTCGTTAAATCAGTTATATATATACTTAAAGCATTATCATTTTTCAAAATCACTTTTTTAAGAATTTCATCTTTAGATAAATTTAATAAATACTCATTAATAAGTAACTGTAGTTCTGATTTTAAAGGTAAAATTACTTCTTCTTCATTTTTCCAAATTCTTAATTTGTAAACTCCATTATCATAAATAAAATCATTACTTCTTATTGATGCAATATATTGTCTACTTAGTCCAGTAAATAAAAATAGTCCTAAAGTCAATCTTTCATATATTGAATTATCTTTATTAGCAATAAAACTCCTTAGTTTTAAGTAGTTTTCATCAGTTAAAACTTCTATAGGTTTTCTTTCATGATGTGGTTTATCAACATTGGTCATAATATCATTAGTTTTTTCTTTAGCATATGTAAATTGAAAAAAACGTTTTAATGCACTATAATGGTTTACACGTTCACTATCAGCACAAATCAAATTCTTTAAATAGGTATTAATATCATAATATGTTATTGCATTTAATGGCTTAGTTTTATTAATATCTAGAGACATATAATCATAAAAAAAGCTTTCAATTCTACATTTATAAAAAGCTTTACTCTTTTCTTTAAAAGAATATGTTTGAAATAACTCACTAATTAAATTGTTTACCTCATTCATAAAAACATACATAAAAATTACCCCCTAAAATATTTATTAAAATGATATCATAAAACCTTAATATAATTAAATGCTTATACTGAAAATTTACAATTAAGTTATGTAATCTTAAAACATAGATTGATTGTAAATTAAATATATATATAAATAAAGTTAGTAATAAAGAGACTTTTGACACATCCCAAAGATGGGATTAGTAAAAAAATATACTTATCATACGTAAAAAAATAGTTGAATATACTTATAAAAAAGTTTATACTGTTAATTGATAAATCAATAAAATAAAAGACAATTAACATTATAATGTTTTTAAATACAAATAAGTCTTTTATATAGATCTAAACGTAGTAATGAAGCGACTTTAGCTTATTTTTATCCTTTATAATAATGCACTTAATGGGACTTGAGGAAAATGTAATGCGTACCAGCACAGAAGAACTTAAAATCCTAAATGAGTGGATAGTAAGAATGGGTAAAGTAAGAGGAAGTATAGGCTAAAATATATTTAGTGTAAATTAGATATGGAATAATTTGTATAATTATACTATAACAAAAATGCCCATTAATATGATTTGAAGCCAATAAACATGAATTAAAAAGTTACAGAAACATCTTTTGTTAATTGATTAGATTAACAGGAGGTGTTTTTTTGTTATGGCAAGAACTCTTAATAAAAAGAAACATGAGTTATTAGATATATTAGATGATTTTATGACAGATTGTAAATATAGAGATTTAAGAAGAGCTAATATAAGACTTTATGAAAGAAGTCTAAAATTATTATTTAAGTTCTTGAAAAATGATTATAATATCATTTTCGAAGAAGATGTGAAGGAAGAACATATAAGAAATTATATAAAATTTACCAAAGAAAGGGGAAAGTATAGTTATGTAAGTAACGAAAATATGGTTATAACTAGAATGAGTTAAGTAGCAAAAATATATAAAGAAGAAAAAAGTTAAGCGTAAATAGGTTTGTATCAAGTGTATACTTTAATAAAGTTGCACCTTTCATAAACCATAAAATGCAACTTAATATTATCATTAAAAGTACGATACAATTTCAAAAATATATTAGTGTAAATTTACTACTTGATAAGAGTATTTACATATAACTTTAGTAACTCTAATTGTTTAGTATCTAAGTTAGTTGTAACTAATGTATTTATTATACTATCTAACTCATTATTATTAGTTGTAGGTATGTCATATACTAATTCATTAAGAGTAACCCCTAAAGCATTAGCTAAGGCTATAGTAGTATCTAAGCTAGGATTATATTTATTATGTTCTATATCAGATAAATAGCTTCTACTTAGTCCAGTAGCTTTAGCTAAATCTTGTTGAGTTATTTTAGGATCTTTAGCTTTTCTTATTCTTTGTAAATTAGTACCTATTTTCATATTTATCACCTCAATTTAGATATTATAGGAAAGAAAGTATAACTTCAATTAACTTTACATAATATACATAATTTGTTAACGTTAAAGGTGAAATATTAATAGATTATGGAGGTAAGGATATGGGAGAAACATTTTTATATGATATGACTTCTTTTGAAGGAACATTATCTTCTTTAATGAAATTATCTAATGCAAAACATTATATGGATATAGTTAGATATGTAAGTGATAACAAAGAAGAATTTTCATGTAAAAAATTTTGTGAGCATTTTAATATTGATTTTAATAAATTAAATATTGAAAATATATATTTGAAAATTATGCATGTTACTACTAATGATAATTGTTGCAAAGATATTGAAAAATATGGATTGATGCCATTAAGTGAAGTAATTAATAAAAATACATCATTAAAAAGATATCTAAATAAAAAGAACATTTATATAGATTTAGAGAACAAACTTATAAAGAGAGATGATGTAATAGTAGATTTAAATGATAGTAAGTCTAATGCTATAAAACATCTATATTCTAAATTATATAATGATGGGGGTATAGATGGATTTGCTTCTTCACCTAATCCATTAGATTATGCTGGAAATGTAAAATCAAGACCAGAAATACTTTTTAATATATCACAAGTATTTCATGATTCAAATATAGAGAATGATTGGATATATAATGAAAGCAAATACACATATATAATAAATTTTAAAGTTAATGTGCGTAATGTATTATCCTTTGAAAATTGGAATAAAGAATATTGTGATGCAATTGAAGATTTTTGTGATAATAAAGATTGCTATATTAAAAAGTTTCTTATAGAAGAATCACTTAGACGTATAAATAATGAATTATTTTATAATATTGTTGTAGAAAATATTGTTACTTTAAATTATGAAGTTAGTATTCCAAAAGAAGATATTTTAGAAATAGTTAAGAAAATTAAATAAAATCTTTTAATAATACTTTAATAATATTGAAAAATTATTTAACTAAAGATAATCTCAAAGTGGTATAATAACTCAAATAAATTATTTTATACATGAAGGGATGAAGATATAATGAGTAAAAAAGTATTTAAGAAAAGAGAAGACATTGAAGAAGTAGGATTATTATTAAAAATTGCGAATGCAGCTTTAACTAAAGCTTGTATCAAAGTTTCTAATAATATTGGCAGTTCTAATACAGTTACAAAGTCTTTAAATAAAGTAGAAGATGATTTAAATAAGTTAAGAAGTGATATGGATAATAAGATAAAGGGTGAATTAATAGATAAGGATTTACTAAAGAGCTTTAATGAAAAAGAATTAAACAATGTATTTTATGGACAAGATGATTTACTAGATAATATTTTAGAAAAGTTAAATAGATAA